ACAATCCAACACGGTGCCTCTGTGCGGAACCATACTTTTGATGTATGGGCGTATCAGCTCTTCAGGATAGGGCGCAATGTGTTCGCTCGCTTTCTTTCCCGCCAGTTCGAAGCCGCTTTGCTTTGCTCCAACTGGGATGATGCGCCATGAGTGTTCGATTGTTTTTTCGTTGGTCCATGTTTTTGTTCGCATGGTGGAAGTTTCCGACAGCCCAATGTTCTCGTAAGCTGGATGATAGACTTCCTGCCTGATTTTGTTTGGTTGCACGTCTTTCATCCACGGTGTCTGGTTGAAATAATATTTGTCCGCATCCTTCACAAACCAAAACAGCTTCTCGTGGCTGTGCTTTAGGCGGCTTCTTATAGGTGAGGGGACGTTTGGCTTCGCCCAGATGTGCTCTCCCCGGCATACGAAGTCCGTTTCGCTGACGACACGGCAGTAGAGGAAGCTGGAAACGCTTAGGAGTTGTTTGGTTTTGTAGATGCCTCCTTCCTTTTGAATGATACCCCTATTAAGTTGCATAGGAAATCCTTTTTTCTTAGGGTCAATTTCTGAGGAGTTGGTATCGTTACCACGATAACCACACCAGCAGTCGCCGATGTTCAGCACAAAACTTCCTGTTGGTTTGAGAACACGCCAGACTTCTTTCACCCAGCGCAGTGTGTTGTCAAGATAAGCGTCCATGGTCGGTTCTGCTCCCAGTTCTTTCTCACCCGCGTTGTATGTTCGGAGTCCCCATTCCTTGCGCTTTATGCGCTATAAGGGGGGCTTGTGATACACAAATCAACGGAGTTCGCTGGAATTTCCTTTATCTTTTCATAGACATCTCCTTGCAAGATTGTCAGGCGCAAGGCAACCACCTCATTTGTTCAGTCTTTTGCTCATTTGATAATATTCTTCTAAACGAGCAACTTCTCCCGTTGAGAATGCGCGATGCTTTTCTCTGTGGATTGATTTCTTGAATTTGTAAAGGGCAAATGCGTTCTCCGCATTCTTTTTCTTCACAATAAGAAATGGAATTAACTGCTCGAACGCTTGTGCCGCTTTTCTGTCGCTGGTATGCCAAACCCAGAGGAGCTTTCTCGGCGCGAATCCAGAACGGGAGGGATGCAGACGTTTCTCTTGATAAATTGAGCCTCCGAATTCTTTTGCGAGGAGACGTAGCACTTCTTCGTTGGTCATCTTGACCTGAATGCGTGGATGAAATTCTGGGTTCTTACAATCCCCATATTTTTCCGAGCGCATGCGATAAGTAGAACGCTTCACAAAAATACAGCCTTCCCCATCGATTATTCCTGCGAGATATTGAATGTTTCCCATACCACCAATTAGGGGACTTAGTATTTAAAAACTAATGCAAAGGTCGATGCTGTCGCTTGGGATTTGAGGCAGCCTCTCGAAAATGTCGCCTTGCAAAATGGTCAGTTTCATTTTCTCCTCTCCATGCGGGCGATTCGCGTGTAGTGCCTGCTGATGCTCCCTGCACGTCCGCTGAATGGCCTGCTCATGCTTTTCTCCCCACATAGATTGCTCCTTTTTCCAAGGGCACCCCAAATTCTTTTGCCACTTGCTCCTTGATGCGTTGTAGCGTGTGCCCCACTTCACGCGGTGTGTTGCCCAACCATATTTTCCTCGCCTTTTTAGGGTCGATTTTCTTGTGGCAGGTTGTGCATTTCGTCCGAATCCAAGCAGCCCACAACACCAACTCGCCGCAATGTGGACATCGAATGATACCGTATTTCTTCACAGGCATGATTTCAGTCCTTTGGTTTTGCCTTGAGGATATTGTCTACTGTGTGCATTTCTTCTTGTGTGATGGGGTTCCTCTCTTCTTTTTTGTGTTCTTTTATGATATGCAGGTTCCCGAATTCGATGTTTGCAGATATGATTTCCTTTACTGCTTTCCTACTAAGACCAAACATGGCGACTGCTTGGGCTTCGAGCCGGTCAACCTCCAACTGCGTCATGAAAGGTCGCTTTTCACACCCTTTGAGAATTTCTTGTGCTGCCTTTTGCTTAATTTCGTAGTAGCCCATTTTTCCACTCCGCGCTGTGCGCATGCTTATTAGGTAGCTAACATTTTTATTTGTTTTGTTTATTTTTTTATTTTTTTTCGAGTTCGGGAGACAGTGGAAAGTGCGAACTGAGCGACCATAAATAGCCACTTATGGTATTTTTGTGGGAACCTGTATAATAATATATAAGTATGTAACTATAGTTACATACACGTCGTAAAAATGAATATTGTGGATGATAATGGTGGTTTGATTCGTGTCTTCTCTGTCTCTTTTCTGTGTGTAAAAAAATAAATAAAAAACAAAAGTGTTAAAAACTTAGACTCTCTTAGTTATGCTGTCCAGCTCTTCCAGGGCATGGTTGAGCCAATACACACTGGAGGCTCTGTGGGGACTTACCTCCAAAACTCACTTCTTCTTCAGAGGCGGTTCTGGAATAATACGCTTGCGCCTTATTGCTTTCACTATCCGGACAGACTCAGTTGTTTTCAATGCCTCTTTTCTTTGAAGGTAAGGCTCTGCCCGTTCAAGGAAGGTTGGAATCCTTCCTGCTTTCTGCGCCATGAGTTGCATCCGCCATTAGTTGTAGCCGGTCATAGGGTTAGCCCTCACGGCATGGTCGTTCCTATCCCTTGCAAGTTGTGGGCTTGGCAAGCGTCATTTCAGGCTATGGGCTGTTTCTGTTGCATGCTTCCAAAGGAACCCTGAAAGCGCCGCTATCAGAGTGAACGCCCCGCCTATCAGGACTTGGTGCAGCCTTCCCCGAGAGTCTATCCTGTCAACCTTTATGTGCAGTTGCTGGAGACTGTCGTAGATTTCCCGATTGGTTATTTTGATGAAGGTCTGCGCATCTTCCTGTTTGCTTGGCATGGTGTTCCCTCGGTTTTTATTTTAAGGCATCCTGTCCGCGAACTTAACGCTTGATTTCCCACCCTGAGTTGTCTTGGGAAGTGTTCCTGAAAGGTGCGCCAAAATTGCTTTTATGGCGTTATAGCCGCCCATAATCAGAGCGCCTTTGAGTGCCATCTCCCAATTGACGTCCTTGAAGTCGCTCAGGACGAATGCGGCGTTGAATCCAATTACAAAGCCCGCAAGACCATGCGCCAAAAGGTTTTTCAGCCAATTCGGTATCTCCACTCAAACCACCTCAAAACAGCCCGAGGCGCACCCAAAAGGTGTCCCAAAGCTGTTTAATTGTGAAAGGAACCTGAATGTTGTCCAAAAATCCCCCTGCCCCTGCGCCTACGGCTGTCGGAACGCTTGTTTTCATGTAGCCGCCGCCATAAGACCAAACTGCGTAGTAACTGAAAGTGCCTATCTGTTCGGCCCTTCTCCTGACGCACTTTGAAATCTTGTCCGAGTCCTTCTCAAAAACTTTCATAAAATCGGCAGGGGATAAGATAGCGGCGTCCTTGTCCGAACCCGGGACAAACAACTGCGGATTGACAAAATAGCAGCCGTAGTCTGCTGCCAGTTTTGACTCCAACTCAGCCGCGTTCATAGCTTCACCTTCAATGAGGACACCTTTATTTTTCGTAGGAGCCTGTTTTCCTTTGACTTGTTCCGCACTCTTCGTTTCACTTCCGCTTCCTGTGCGTCGCTAATCATCTGCATATACGAGAACTTTGAAGTGCTTGACCACCACGGCAGTTTTATGTTCAGCGATTCGGTGGCGTCCCCCATCCTCTTGAACTGCCTTATGTCGTCATTGTCCGTGCCTCTGCTGGTGCTGTTCATGTGAATCCAGAATCCTCTTGAGGGGGAATAGACCGCGTTTGTGGCGTGCCCTTGGTTGTCGAAGGTTGTCCCGCAGACAAACCGCAGCATCTCCTCCGGAACTCCCGCCGCCATTCGCATTACGTGCTTCAGGATAGCCCAACTGTCGCAATCAAAGGAGAGGTTCTTGTCTTGGCTCCCATAGAACGTTTCAGTCGCATATTCCCAGAATTCATTGCGTCCCCACCTGTCTTGGTCATAACCGTAAGGATTCGGGAGCCTTGCCTGTATTCTTGTGCAGGCAATTTCGCACCACTCGTCAAATGTCTTGTCGGGGTATTGGAGAGAAACGTCTTTGACGCGGCACTTGTTTTCTGCGAGCCACCCGGATATTCGGGCGTCCTGCAGTCCGCATGAGAAAAAGGGCTTCACGTCCATGTCAATGGCGTTGTCTGGGTTTTTCCCGACGAATCTTGCACGATAGGAAATGTAGACTTTCGTGTATTTGTGTTCATAGGCGATGAGCTTTTGTTGGGTTGAATCAAGAAGCCTCTTGAAATTGGGGGAATATGGCTCTGTCTCCGACGGAACAAGGTTGTTTATTGTTGTGAGCAGGTCGGCGTATTTCTGTTGCAACGCCGATTTTTCCGCTTCAAGCTGCCCTATTCTCCACAGGTTCTGTTTTTCCCCTTCCTTCGCGGCGCTGATAATGGCGTTCTTTTCCCTGTCGCAGTTGATTATGCTTATTTCAAGGGCAGCCAGTTTTTTCGTCAGGTCGGAGGTTGTCTGCTGGAATCCGTCCCTCTCCAAGATTACCCGTTTGCAAAAGACCCCTTCAAAAAGTTCCTGAAGCGCCATGGTTCCACTTGCAATTTTTCCTTTTTAAATAACACTAACTGATTGTGTGTGTAAGAATGTAATGCAGTTCAATCTCGCTTGTTTTTCCGGAAGAGCCGAGGCTGTTATGGACGTCATGGGAATACATGACCGGAGTAGAGTCGGTGTTGAACTCCCCACATTCCCTCAAATCGTAGCCAAGCGCCTTTGTGGATGAGATGTAATAACGGGCTGTCGCCACCTGTCCTGAAACAGTCGGATAGCCGGTAAGCGCCCCAATATTGGAGTTGGCAAAAAGTTCCCAATGGAAGAAGTCCATCTTCAAGTCCCCCAAGCTAAAGGTATCGCTCGATGCTGTTGTGTTGATTCGCAGTTCTATTGTGTCTATGGCCGAAAGAGTGGGTGCTGTTCCACTTTGTCCTGTGTAACTGGTGAATACCCCCGTTTTTATCAGGTTCCAGCCGACAGCAAGTGAAGCAACACCTGTTTGCCAATATCGGTAATTTGCGCCTTGCCTTACATAAAGCTGCACATTGGAGATTTTTGCAAGTGCGCCTGAGTTCAGGATATGCAGCCAGCACCACATATACGGCGATGTTCCGCTCATGTCGATTGAAACAGTGTCCCGATAATAGACAAGGGCCTCCGTTGTCCCTGATTTTCCGATGTTAAGGGAAGTGTTGTCCGTTGTCCCATAGCCTTCTTTGTAAGTGGTTGTGTTCGCTGTTGGCGTTATTGCATCGGTGCTTTGTGAAAAATCCCCTGGTGTGTCGCACTTGTTGATTAATTGGGAAGTTACTGGCACAAGTGTCTGTATATTCGTGTCTCCTTCGGCTGGTGTTGTTGTCCCCACTCCAATGTGTAGTTTTGTAACAGCACTCTTTGAGCCTGTCCCATAAAGCCTGTAGTGCAACAGGTCTTCGCCGTTGTTTGTGATTACTGCTCCAACTGCCATAAGACCACCTATGAAATCGCGTATGAGTTGGTTAGGACAAATGATAGACCAGTATTGCCATTGGAGCCATTAGCTCCTGCTGCTCCTCCAGCGTTGCCTCCGGCTCCTCCAGCCCCCCCTGCACCGCCCGAAACTGATATAGTTGCACTGTTGGAGAGGGTTCCGTTGCACAATAAGACAAAAACTCCCCCCGAGCCTCCGCCACCGCCTCCTCCGCCGCCTCCATTTGTCCCCCCAGCTCCGGCTCCACCTGCACCACCTGCTCCTCCCACTAAAGTAACTGTTGCCCCTGTTGTGAGGGTTGCTTCCTTATTTCCAAAAATCATAACGAATCCGCTTGCTCCACCGCCTCCGCCTCCTGAGCCACTACTGTTGGTCGGAAAACTACCGCCAGCTCCGACAGAACCCGAGTTGCCAGTGCCAACGATGGATGATGACGCACCGAATGTGATTGTTCCTCCCACAAAAATAATGACAGCGCATTTTCCGACGCCCGCTGCACCACCCGCACCAGCGGTTGCGCCCCCAGACACTCCACCATTGCCACCGGCTCCACCTGCCACAAGAAGACTACCGCCTCCGCCGCCGCCTCCGCCATTGCCGTAAGAATTAGTTTTGCCAACGCCTCCATTAGAACCCTCAGAGCCTATCCAATCAAGTTTCACCACAGAAAAAGAACCGAACAATGGGGCGTTCACCACTCCTGCTGCTCCTCCGGGGTTCCCATCCCCCGTGCTTCCTGCACTTGAATCGAATGTTGTTGGAGAGGTGCCTACCTTATTACCCAAAGAAAGTGTTCCATTTAGGGTAAAATCGCCTTGACAGTAAATTATGAATTTTCCTACTGTTCCAAACGCGAGCGTCGCACCTGCGCTGATAGACATGGAGGTGTATCTTTTTACACTGCTCGATATTGTCGTTGTCCCGCTTGTCACGCTCAGTGCCCCATCACTACCGTCCCCTACATATCGCTGACCTGCGATGTGCATTTTCACATTATTAGTCTCACTTGCATACAAAATGTCGCCGTTTGACTTTGGATATGCTCCCTCTGCTGTGCCCGGCATGGTTTCACCTCAATATGTAACGCTATACAGTTGGTAGTCTGTTCGTCTGTCCCCCATTCCATTCAATCCGATTACGTTTCCTGTCCCTATTGCGAAGTAATCAAATATAACTGTTGGTGTGGTTGTGCTTACCGCTTGGATTCTTGCGTATGCTACTGCTGTCCAGACGGGCGTTCCCGTTGTTGTCGCATTTGTCAGGCGGAAAACAAAATAGTTCCAGCCGTCTTGGGTGTCTGTCCCGTTGGTATATGTCTTCACTCCCGCCACTTCCGAGTAGTTGATTGAGCTGCTGCCCATGCGGAGCGTTACGGAGGTAATTTCCCCCGAAGCGCAATAGACCCAAATGCCCACAGTTCCGCTTGTAGGCGCACCTGAGCCGACTCCTGTGTATGTCGAGAGGTCTCCGAAGCTCTGAGTTGTGGCGATGCTGAATGTGCTTGCGCTTGCCACCGCTTTGAGGCTCTTGCTGCCCACGAGCACGAGCGAGTCGTTGATGTCGAATGTTCCCCCAAATCCCGGCATTTTATCCCTCTGTCACGCTGATATTGAAGTTCCTTGCTGCGCTTTTGTTTGCGTAGTAAAAGTCAGCCCAACACCAAATCCTGACCGTTGCGTTTGTGCTGATGTTTGCGATTGTCCGGTTAGATATGGTCAGGTTCGTAAGGCCCGTCTGGTTGTAGTGTTGGGCGCACCTGACCGTGAATCCCGTAATGCTCGTATTGATGCTCATGTTTATTGATGTGTTGTTGCCTCCGATATTCGTGACATTGAACAACGCTATCGAGCTTGTCTGATTGGTCGCTGAAACGTTCCTTGAAACATGGGTGCTTGCGTTGAAATAAACAGAACTGATGCCGCTTCCAAATACAACTGACAGATTGCCGCCAGCGCCCGTAGAGAGTCCTTCCCACGGATATTTCTGCTTGCCGTCTTGTGGAAATAGGAATCCTAAACAGCCAAAAGTAGCCAAAAGAATGGAAAACATTACGACGTATTTTATGCTGCTCATGCGGTTTGCTCCGAAAGGGTGCAGGATGTTCCTGTCCAATTTGATAAGGGACTTGACTCAAAGTCATCTAAGATAATTCCCCTTGCCAATTGTCCGTTTAGCCAATGTCCCAATATGAAACTGTCATTTACTCTGGCTGCCAATGCCTCCAACGTTGTTCTTGCTGCGGCGGCATCTGCTCCGCCTGTTATTACCTGTGAAACAACTTGGTCGCCTTCGTTCAGCTGTTCTTCAAGCCTTTTAATGCGAAGCTGTGTTGATATTTCCGTCGATTGCCACTTCCACTCCTTGTCGCTTATAGTCAGCAGCATCCCTTTCTCTGGATATTCTTCTGTCGCTTGCTTTATCACAAAGTAGTCGTTTATCGACACGAGATTGTCCGTGACCCTTATTCTCTGCCCCACTTGCGGGTTCAGGGTATTTACGGAGTCTGGCAACAGGTATAGCTCTGACAACTTGAATGGGTTTTTGTAGTTGTTCAGAAGCCGCTGCCCCCGCTGTATCGCATCATCGACTGTGGTAAGGTCAGTGAAAGTGAATATCTTGTGTATCGTGCCGTAAGCCGCTATCGAGGTGGCGTCCTGCATTTGGACAGGAACGGGGACATTGTAGTAGTAGGTTACCACGACGCTTTCCCCTCCTGCAAAAGCGACTGCCCATGTTATTTTCTTGTTCTCCCTGTCCACTTGGTAATCGTAAGATGTGGTGCTGCCTGATAAACCGCCTACCTGCTCTGTTCCGTTCTTGGTAACTTTCACCACGTCAGGGATATGGCTGAGGGTTGTTGTTGTTTGTGCCGCTGAAGCCGTGAAGCTCTTTGTGTCCGAAACATAGACCGTTGCGCCGTAGATTGTGAGCTTGTTGAACAAGTCCTGTATTCCGATGTCCTTCCACTTGACTGCCTGGGAAACGGAGTTGCTTGCCGTTCCAATGTAGATTGTTCCCGAATTGGTGGAATACTCCCTTGGTCTGAAATAGACAACGTCGGCATCATGGTCATAGTGTATGTCATAATCGACCTGATGCGCCAATAGGACGCACCTTTCAAGAACGTCGGTGTTCCTGCAAATGAACTTGGAGATTACGTCTGGCGTTGTTACCACCGAACAGGTGAGCCCTGCGTATGTCTCAAAAAGGTCATCCACTATCGCCGAAACGACACCTGCGGTTGAGCCGTTGGAATTATAGACGGTATTTACAAGGGCATCAGCGGCAAGGACCAATCGGGAGAGGCATTTCGCCTTGTAAATCTCCTTTGACGTTTGGACGTCTCTCACAATCCCGTAAAACTTCCTGACTGTCGGGTTTGCCGAATAACCTGAGTAGATTTCTATCGTTTGCCCCACGGCGGGAACGGGGGAACAGGATTTGAAAAATTCTATGTTGCACTCGTCTATGAGCGCATCCGAGCTTATCCTTTTGTCTATCTTGTAGTTTCGGACATAAGTGGTAACCGTGTTGCTGTTCAATTTCACTGTTATGTATTTCGTCATATGGAACTGCCCTCAATCAAGGTCAATTGGTATTCAAGGGTCGCCGGCTCCCCTGCAACATAATCAAAGGTGTAGCCGCTGATTTTCACGTTGTAATTTGCGTTGAAAAAGTCCGAATGGTAGGTGTGGGCTGTTTCTTGGTTCTGTGCCGCCGAAATTATCCCGCTGGCAAATGTCCTGAGGTTGGCGATTGTATCGACTTTTATCCCTGTTATCTGAAACTGCCTCATGGGAGCGATGAGCGAAACAATTATGGTGTCCGCTGTTGTTGAAGTTCCGTCGTCAGGCGGCGGAAGCGGAACAAGCCCCGTCTCTATTGAAACGTGCTCCGTCTGCACTTCTTCAAGCGAAATGGCATTCAAGGTTGTAGTCATAAAATCATCCGTAGGACATTGCCCTCCTCAGCATCAGTCGTTGTTGTTCCGCTATTTTTCTGGCAAGCCGGTCTTCGTCCAATTCCGTTCCAGAAGGAACATTGATTACAACGTTGCCAAAGGAAACGTTCATTGGACGAGTTGGCGCTTGCCTGGTTGTTGGGACAACCTGTTCGCCCCTGTGCAGCATATACATCCCCGTTTCTGGGATAAAATCTGACCCTACTTGTTTTTTCCCGAGGACTTGGTTCCAAATGTCATTTACTGCCCGGCTGCCGACTGAGAAAGCTTCATCGATAATCTTTTTCACCCTGTTCCCTATGTCGGAAAGGGCATTTGACAAGTTGTTATACAATGTCGTGAGAATTCCTCCTATGTTTGTTTTCCATGTTTCTATTTCGGTTATGAACTTATCTCTTATCTCAGTAACTTTTGCAGTAACCTTTCGCCAAAGGGCAATGACATCGTCCCTAAGTTCATTGAAGTTCTCCTCTAAAACACCGACCACCCTGCCAAAAAACTTGCCCAGTGGTTCAATGACGTAGATATTTATCAGAGTCCAAATAGCATCAGCGTTGTCTTTCAATGCATTAAAGACAAAAATCAAGAGTCCTGTTATCACCATAATAATGAACATTATCACTGCCATTAGAAGTTTCCCTATCCCCAACAATATCTCTGTTGCTATTTTCCCCGCTTGCTCTATTTTCAAATCTTTCAGGAAGTTAAAAATTGCAAATCCTAAACCAACGATGAAAGAAAAAACCATATCGCTGAGTTTTGCAATAAATGAAGCAATGTCAGGGGCGAATGTATTGACCTTTTTCGCCAATTCAGTTCCCAAGTCCCCAAGAAATGTGATAATGGATTTACCAATAGAATCTGCCACATCCTTAGCATTTAGATTTACATTCGTTGTGCCGGGCTCTCCTGTTTCGCCAGCAGCCCCTGGAATGCCGGGCTTTCCACCCTCTCCACCAGCGCCTCCACCGCCAATAAATCCGCTGACTGTTCCACCAATGGCGTTCCCTACGTCTTTTGCATTAGGAATAATCCCTTTTAGCCCCTTAGCCCAATCCCTTGCAAACTTGATTAAGAGCAATGCCATTGGTCTCAAAAGCAAAGCCAAGAAATCCCCAAACGGCTTGAAGAAAATCATCATTGCCTTCTCAAATGTCAATAAGATTCCCTGCAAAGCTGGAGAGGCTGACTTCATCTTGTCAAAAATACCTCTCAATAAGTCAGCCATCTTCTCCAAGACTTTCTGTGCCGCCAGTGCCAGAAAGTTCCCTTTGGCTATGATTCCCGTAAGTTCGTCTTTGCCCGCGCTTGTTCCGCCCGTAGTTCCTCCTGCTTTCGCTGATGCGGCGGAACCTACTGACTTCTTGAATTCGTTTAGGTTCAGGACTTTGAGCCTTACTCCAACGGGTATCTCAATCATCGCAATCTCCTGAATGACCTTGTGGGAACGGTTGGCGTTTGTTGCTTTGCCTGTTTCGCCTGTTTTGCCTTTCCGTCAAGGATGGCAAGATAGGCGAACAAATCCTCCCCTGTAAGGTCTCTTCTTATCTGTCTTGGCGTCCAGCCGTAAATCTCAGACAACCCCTCCATCTTCAAATATAGGAGGGTTCTTGGCGAAACCTTCCCCTTCTTTATCAGGAAAGCTAAGGCTGTTGGGTTGAGACTTGCAACGCTGGAGAGTTCGGTAAAAAACTCTTTCCCATCAGTGAAAGAATCTTCCCCTCAACTATCGCCATTATCTGTTCTATGTCGTCCGTTGTCAGGTCTTGGACTTCGCTTACTGTTTTGAATTGCTTGCACAGCTTGGGGATTAGCCCATGCCGGTATTTCACCCACGTTGCCATTGCTTCGGCTTTATCGGAGCTTTGGAGCAGATTCATTTGCATGATATACTCCATTTGCAAAGCCCCCGTGGGTTTTTTCACGTCTATTTTCAGACCTGAGTCATTCAGTTCCACTTCCACCATTCTCTCGCCTCCAAACAAACTAACGGGTTTAGGTAAATTTCACCTAAACTGATTACCATGAGCCAGATGAGATGTTATCGACGTATGTGCAGCCGGTAGCAGAAACCGTCCCTGTCCCTGCGACATCCGCCATAATCCAGTCACCTATCGGTGTGGTGATATTCACAGAACGGTAATGGACATTTTGCAGGGTCATCGTCAATGCCCTCTTTCCAGAACCCAATGCGGTTCCATTGTCTGCCGACATCACAACTCCAAATGGCGTGTCTGCCGTTGCACCGATGGAAGTCCCGCCTAACAGTCTTGCGAACTCGGTGTTGTCATTGAAACCCACAGTTGCCGTAAAATCGACGTTGAGTTGCATTCCAGCCGCTTTCGTGTTTTCCCTGTCTCCAAGCCCCCAAATTTTCTTGGTGTTCCTGTTAAGAGTAATCTCAAAGCTCTGGGTTTCTGCAACGGCTGTTTCTCCCCCTTCGGTTCCTGTCTTGAATGCCCCATGGAAGTCATGCAAAGACGCCAATGTGCTTAAAACGTCGCTGGAGGCGGTTGTTGCATTCACAGTGTCTTTTGCCATCCAATCCGCCCTGAATGATAAAGAGCCGTCCAATGCAAGGCCTATTGTGGCAGAGGTGAATTTCACGCCATTAAGGGTGTGGGACACATCACTTGAACTGTCCTCATAAGAACTTTCAAGCGTCATGCTTGGAAGGTCGTCTGCCACTGTGAAGGTGTGCGTCCAATCATTCGTGGACTGTGCGTGGGCTACTGTCCCAAATATGTATTCCAATGGTCTCCCATGCTGCATCAGCAGTTCAAGTGAGCCTTTCAGGTCTGCCTTTCCTGCTGCTGTTTGTGCTGCACCAGCCTGTCCCGTTGTATGGATTTCCCTTGCCGCCTGTTCTGCTGCGATTGAGAAGTTTTGCCTCAACCCCAAGTCCTTTGTGGGACTGACGGCTGTTCCATAGGTTGTTTCCTTCCCGAACAGCAATACGTGTTGGACTGAATGTTTCGCCATATCTACACCTCAACAACTGTTTTTCCCTTTAATTTCTTGAAGGAGCCCTTTTGCTCCTCCTCAATCACGAACCCGGGATTTTGGCAGATTATCTCCGCGTGGGATTTTTCCGCCTCTGCACAAACCCTTCCGTCTGTCTCCTTGAAGTCATACTCAAACGCAGGGTCTCTTCTTCTGACCCTAACCTCTCCTATGAGGCTCCTGACTGTTACTTTGTCAATCATAAACTCCCTCCTATGCGTTTCTTGTCACATTGCTCTTGATTAACGCGCACTCGATTACACCTCTCCAAAAACCTTTCGTGCTGTCATTTGAGATGGGGATTGTTCCCGTTGGGTCTAAGATATTGTAGCCCGTTGCAGGATTGACTATGTTCGCATCCAACACCCTTTCCGCTTCCCCAATAAACTTGATAAAATGCGCTCTGGACACAGTAGAACGGCAGTCAAGTGAAACATGGTAGATTGCCCTCTTGGACGAAGAACCGGTGCTATTCTTGATGTTTTGCCTGTTCCTTTCGTAAATAAGGATGATGTCCCCCAGATTCTCATGGCTTAGGAATTTGGAAACGGAGGGCTCCGAAGAAATGTAAAACTTAGGGGTTCTGTTGTCGGTATTGCCAGAAGTCCAATTGTTTGTGAGAAGCGTTTGAATCACGCTTTCGGGGTCTGCCTGTGTCATTGCCACCAACTAACGGGTTTTAACTCGCTTCTTTTCTTTTTAAATGACACTACTGCGTCTCAGTGTGTGCTCTGATTATTTCTTCCGCCTGTTTTTTCAGGTCATAGATTTTTTCCCCTATGGCGGAACGGAACGAGCCTTCCGGGAATACGGTGCTCCTTTCATCCCCTTCAAGGACATGGATGGCTGCCAAAAGTGTCGCTGCGTGTTCTATGTCGGCAGGAACGGTGGAATCTCCGTATCGGTATTTTATTCTCACCGCATCGTCAAGGCTCACGAATGAAGCATCAATAAGGTAAAGAATCCCTCTCTCGTAATCCACCCAGAAGTCATTGTTTCTTCCTTCTGTTTTGCTTGCGAGGTAATCGGTGTATGAGGAGCCATTCCAGACAGAAACGGCGTCTCCTGAACCAGCGGCAAGTGTTCTTACCATGCGATGTTTCATGTAAAGAGGATAGCCTTGCCCCTTCTTGTAGGGTATGTGCTGGTCAAGGTGTTCCCACTCGGCAGCGGTTGCGTCGTTGCCAGGGGTTCCGGAATATCTTGCCCTCCAAGCGTGTCCTGTCTTGTTGTCGATGTAGTCTTCTGCCCTTCGGATGTAGGTAAGGACTTCAAAAATGTTTGGCTTTGTTTGTGAGTCGAACATATGGAGTTCTTGGCTGTTCCTGAATTGCAGGAGTTCGGCAACGTCCTGCGGCTGGCAATAGGTGACTGTTGTTCTTGTGGCGGGAATTGCGTCAGATAATGGGCTTTCTACTGTGCTTGACGAGTTGTAGAATGAATACTTATACCAGTGAGTGCCTGTCCCAGACTCATCGTAGTAAGTCGTGTCCGGTGCAGAGAGGGACAATGTCTGTGATACCAAAAGGCTGAAAGAACCTGATTGTGAGGTTGCCCTGTATATTCGACTCGTGTTCCAGCTGCTTTCAGTTGTTGGCGCGGGCCAAGCAAACCAGACTCCGATAAAAATCACCCGAATTTTGGTTATACCTCATCCTGCTTGTTTTTAAATAACACTAAACCTTCGTTGGCTCAATGTATGCCCTTGCCTGTTTTGTGGCTTCCACAAATGATTTTGAACGTTTGACTGCTTCTACTGTGCCTTTAGCCATTTGGGCAGATTCCACAAATGATTTTGACCTTTTCGGTGCTTCTACTGAACCTTTTGCTGACCGTGTTGTTTCCACAAATGATTTTGACCTGATGGCAGATTCTACCGACCCCGTTGCCTGTTTTGTGGCTTCCACAAATGATTTTGACCTTTTCGGTGCTTCTACTGAACCTTTTGCCTGTTTGGTTGTTTCAACAACTGCTTCCCCATCAGGAGGTGCACCTGACGTTACCAGACCTTCATACATACAGTAGTCCCATTGAAAAAAATCCCATTGCGGAAGCTGGGTTGATGTAGTTCCTTCTGTAGCGATTCCTTTTGCTGGAGGGGCTGCCTCGACTTTGGCTGTGCTGTTTTCGACCATCGCTAATCCTCCTAATATCCCCTTACTCCGTCCCATCTCGTCTGGTTCGTGGTTGCTTCACACATCCTGTTCGGGGGCAGAACATCTTTAACACACTGTCCCTCCCGTCATGTTCAGCCATGACGTTGAGTTGCAGTAGCACGGCCTGTTGCTCGTGAAGTTGTAGCCGAGAGAGCCTTTGATTGTTGCGGAACAGGAAAGCGAATTTACGCTCGGCATGAGGAATGAGCTTGCGTTGATTGTTCCATTGACAGTCAGGTTGCTGTTTTTCAGATACCAGTTCCAACCAGAGTCGTCATATACGGAATAGTTACCCGACGGCGAAACAGAAGCCACTCCGCCCAGGCTAAATATGACATTGGTGATGTTGCCGAGAAGCGTTGGCTTCCTGACTTCAATATTGGTCGTTGTTGTTGTGTTTGGATTTCCTGTGCCTGAATTAATAGGCATTATAAGGCGCATATTTGTGTATGTGGTCGTATTGCCCTGTATTCTTGGCTGCATGTCAAAACCGATGACCGTTGGAAAGGTTATGTTTGTTGCGTTGAAATACGGCTCAAAGGCCATCCCCGTTATGGCAAGCGACGCATTTGCACCGGTGTAATTCACCATTGGTCTGTGGTATTCGCCTCTTCTCAACATTTGGTCGTCAGTAAGAGTCCCTACTTGGTCTGCGTATAGTCTGCCTGAAAGAACTATCCTGCCCGATGTATTGGGCATGGAGAGGCTTGAATTGATGGTGAGGTTGTAAGGGTTGTTCGTTATCCAAGGGGCGTTTGAGACTTTTGTCCAATTAACTGAATTAATGAAGGCATCTGTGACTGAATTGGCGGGTAGAGTCAGTGCGCCTTGAAGCTTGAAACCGTTTGTGGCGTCAAGCAACCCGTTGAACTGTGCCGCATAGTTGTTCGTTGCGCCAGTCGGTGCGGCAACGCGAAGCCCGTATGCGTTGGTTGGGGTTCCGCCTGTCGTTACGCTTCCGCCTTCTATGTCAAGTGCTGCGGAATGCTCCAACACGCCGCTTTGAAGTCGGGGTGCGCCTGATATTGCTACCGTCGCTGCGGATTGGATATTTAATCCATCTCCATCCCTGTATTCGGGTGCAGTAATGTAGAACTGCCGTTGGTTTGAAAATGCGCCTGGCATTATCAGTGTCCTGCTGAAATTGAAGAATGCGTCGTGGTTTTCGGAAGCCATCTGGGTGTGGCTGCCTCCTGTGACTTTGAATGCGGGAGTGATGGTGGCTGCTCCACCGTCGATTGCCTGTTGCCTCACATCGAGTGTTGCCGACGGGTCGCTTGCCATCTCTCCGCCCACACCAAGAAGGAAATTATCGAAGTCGTAGTAGAATGTTCCGCTACCGGCTAAAATTGTGTCGGTATGCCAATACCCTACCTGTTTTGTTGCTGCACCGCCACCAATAGGCGTAACGCACCCCCAATTCCCATCGGTGATGCGATATATCGTTTGCCCGTCTCCGCAGTCTGCCCCGTCTGGTCTAAGGTTTCCATAGAAGTCTATGGAAGATGGTCTGAAAACTGCGCCGATGCTGATGGCTGTTGAGTTGTTGAAACGAACCATCACCGCATCATTGATGTCATTGTTGAAAACATCAAGGAAAAGATGCCCGTTTGGAAGCCCGCGAACTGATGTGCCGAATGTGCTGCTGGCTGTGGGAACGGTTGTGTTATTCAACACTGCGGCAAATGAGCCTATGAACGTATTGGAAATGTCAGCGATTCTCAACTCGTTTGTGCGGAATGACACGTTGCTGCTGAAGAGGTGTATTTCGCTCCAGTTCGTGCCTCCCGCAGTCGGTGGAACGCCGCCAATTCTGAGTATTGTCAGGTTCGTTGTCGGTGTTCCGACCTGCTGCGGATTAATCCAGCCTGTGTTTCCGTCTGCGGCTATGATGATGCTTCCGAAGTTTGAGGAGGAGTTCTGGTTCGCGGTGGCGAACTTTGAAAATGTGCCTGTTCCCGATGGAATCAGTTGGATTGAAGACCCTCTGTTTCCCTGCGTGGCAAGTATGTCAAGCCTATCCACGCTCGTAGCCGAGCCTGTGCGCATGTCTATGATGTTGTTGGTGTTGATTCTTAGTGTTCCGTTGATGGATAGCTGTGTTTCATTGAAAACCAAGTTCGGCGAGCTTGCTAAGTTTGTGGAGTTGGTGGCGTATGGCACTTGGTTGGCTGAAAACGAGCCTGTGACATTCCCTGTGGGCATTAGGACGCATGCGAGAGTATCTCCTACTGCTTGGACGGCATATCCTGTTGAGCATCCCGAAGGATAATTTTGCAGGAAAGTCCAGTTTAACGCCCCGCTGAACTCGCTCGCCTGGACGGTCTGCTGGAAGATTGCGTAGCCGTTGCTCCAAATCCTACCCTTCCCTGTTCCATCATCGCTGATATTCACGACTGAAACATTGCCGATGTCCGTCACGGTTATGCTGGAATTCACCCTCATCGCATTCGTGTTGGAGTAGGTGGTGTCGTTGTAGAAGAAGACAGGCGAGTAGAAGAGAACCCTGCCGCTGCTGAAGGTGACGTTGCTCGACGGGGTGAAGAGCCAGTTGCCAATTATCGTTTCGCTCTTGCTCTTGTTCGCATAGTCGGTGAAAATCCCCTGGACTGATGAATTGACCGACGTAATTCTGTCGTTCGTGCTTGCGTTTGAAGTGATGAGGGAGTTTATTGAGCTCCATATGGATGCGTTTTCCGCTGTGAAAGTGGATGTCAGAAGCCTTGCGTTTATCGCGCTCCAGATTGAGGCGTTTTCCGCGTTGAATGTGGAGGTGAGAAGTCGCGCATTGATTGCTGACCAGATTGAGGAGTTTTCGCTCGTGAAGACAGAGTTTAGCAAATATGTGAGATTTCCCATAGTGTCGTTCCAAGCGTAGTTGCCTGCCCCGTTGTAGATTAGCCAGGGGGATGTTGCCGAGAAGTTTGCGAAGACCTGAGTTATTGTGAGGTTGCTTGAACCGTTCTGGTATGCTGGCGGCGACGCGCAATAGGTGAGATTGGTAGTCGTGTTGAGGGTGAGGAATTGCCCTGAACTGCAAACAGTCATCAAGGTTAGGTTCTTTCCGATGAGCTGACCAGTGCAGTTGAGAATGCCTTGCGTTCCGCCTATGTAGCAGGTTACTGTTGTGCTATTTCCAAACTTGGAAGGGTCTCCTATTGCGGCAAAAACACTTCCCATCAGAAACAGGAGGATAAGTAATTGCCTCATGGTTTCCCTCATAATGTGTATTGCATTCCCTTTATTCCCCAATTTCCGCTGTCATCAAGAACGGCTATGGTAGTTGTTCCATCGCTTGCTTTAAAAGTAATGCCATTTGCGTCTGCCGAGAAAACAGTCGAGATTTTGTAATTGCCTGAAAGCAAAACCCTCTTGTCGTTTATGTCAGAAGCCGCAAGGCTCGTTGCCCCTGCCGCCACATAGACCTCCGCCAGTATTATCTTGCCAGAGGGTATGGCCTCGGGATAGGGAGAGAGCAACTGAAACTTCGTGTCGGATGGAAGATAGATTGCTGCTGCCGTTCCATCGACTGCGCTTATTGTCCCGTCTGAAGCAAGAACTATTATGTCCTTTCGGGGGTTGGTTGAATCGGCAGCCGTCAGGTTCAAGGTAGTTGCTCCGCTTTTTATCACGAGTGTTGAAGCAAACAGGGCATTTCCGGAAGCGATGGAGACCTGGAGCCCTGTCCCTGCGGAAACTGCAAGTCCCGAACATACTCCATAGCCAGCGATTCCTTGCTTTATGGAGTTGGGGTCATTCTTGGTAGCAAGGTCCTTCCGTGAAATGGATTGTGGTGCAGCTGGCATTTTGAATCACCAAAACTCACCTCACGGCAATTACTGTTGTTTGCAGATTCACCTTCTTTGTCTGGTTGTAAAGGTAGGACACTTGCGCCGCTGTGAGGCTCGTGTTGAAATACATGATGCTGTCATAGTTCCAGTTGGCGAAGTATGCCACGCTGTTGTTGCCTGTGTCGAACCCATCCCCAAATAACCAGTTCTGGCTTGTCCAATTGAGATTCTGGGTAGTGGTTGGCGTGTCATTGCTTGCAAGTGCCCCGTTGATGTAGAGCTTCAGGTCGGTGCCGTTGAATGTAACTGAATAGTGGCTCCATGCCGCAGTGCTGAAGTCGGCGGAGTTGTAAGTGACTGTCCTTTGCGTAACGTTGGTATTGACGAACAGCTTTATGGCAGTGTTGTTGATTGCCTGGAGAGCCGTGGAATTTACGCCTGTGCTGATTGGAACGGGCGTTACGTTGCCGTTCTTGACTCCCTTGTGGTAGAGATACGCGCTCTTGTTTGTTCCAAGTGCTGCGTTTGGATAAAGCCAGAACGCCCATGCGAAGCTCGTTGAGGCTGTTCCATTTACTGTTGCGCTGTCGTTCAGTCGCAGCGTGTCATTCACGCCGTCGAGGGTTGTGGCATTGTAGAATCTCCCCGAAGTTGTCCATGTGTTGTCGCCTTCCCCTTGTGCCGATGGCAGTTCAAGCGTGTTTGCAGCGTTCACGTCGGCGGTTGTATTTCCTGTCCCTTCGTCAAGTTTCCAGAATGAGACAAGACCTGTTGGAAGGCTGCCGCCTCCTGTGAAGTTGTTTGCACAGACGAGGTTCAACACGCCGTAATTGGTGTAGTTGGGAAGAGTCCTGTTCGTGTGGGTTGCGGCAGGGGCTACCGTCGCCGAATAGAGGCTTGTTCCCGCGTCATCCTGAATGGAATACGACATGTCCTCTCCACCTGAGTTTTTGACCTGGAGGTATCTTATGGAGCCAAAAACCGACGAGTAGCCGACGGTTTCGCTGCCATAGTATTCTTTTGTCATGGTCGCCTGCCTTACGTCAAAGCCACTCTGATAGAAGTTGGAGCTCAAACTTGCCCCAAATGCAAATGCCATCAGTAGCAAAAGACCGGCGAACAGCCTCTTAATCATGTGAAACACCTCTAAAGCGAATGTCCCCAAACAAACACATAGCCAACATCATTTGATGTAAGGCCTGTGAGTGCGACTGTCCCTGCGGTGGTCGTGTCGTCCACAACTCCTCGTTGAGCAGTCTTGTTTGCAAGTTTGGTTGCCGCTATGTTTGCGAGACCTGTGGCAATGTTTCCAGAAGTCACGCCCGCAGAATTGAAAGACCAAACTTCCATGCTCTTGTTCCCCATCACAGTTTTGAATACCAAAGTGCTTGAAAATGCCATGTCAATCCCTCATTATTTTTTTTTCTTTCCGGTCAGTTTCTCGACGACCTCAGGGAACGCCGCTGTCGCTTTCCCCAATAGGTCTTCTTCAAACGATTGTGCCTTTTTCTTGTAGATTTCAGGCCATTTGCTTTCTTGGACAATTTCCAAATCGTCCCCATGTGCAGCCAGGAGTTCGGACACGTGTTTTTCTTTCAACACAAGGCACATTCCAGCCGTTTCTCCTGAATCCCCGAACTGGTAGCCTCCGCCTTCCGCCACATAATACTGGATTTCCCGCACTCCCCCTTTCGTCCTCAATACTTTTGCCACAAACACACACCTCTTAGGGTTATTCTGCGCCGTTAAAAATTACCCACGGCGCACACAGGGAATATCATTCAATCATTTAGGGTGCTGCAAGGTCTCTCGCTTTGCCCTGTCGCTTAAAGTTCTTGCATTCAAGCTCCATTGCAGCGTAGATGATGGTTTCGTTGCCGAGCTTTGCGTGCGCAGGGTAACCGTCCATCAGTCCTGTCTTTGCAAGGATTGGAGCCCTGAGCGTCTTTATGCCCAATATTGGTTCGCCATAGATTGGGTCGGTTCCCAAGTCAAGCAGGTAGAGGTTTGATATTGCCGTTCCTGCTCCTGCTGCTCCGTTTGCAACCACTTTTCCTGTTGGTGCAACGAAGAAGGGTCTTCCGTAAAGGGTCGCCATCTCCATCCCGTAAGCGATTCCTTTTGCGGGCTCTCCGGACACTGCACTTGTCCCGGGGCCTGTGAATTGCATAGCGTATCTGTTCTGTGTGCCATACAATCCGACAAGTGCCTCGTAAGTGTCTGCGCCTGTATACCAGACTTGGGTCCTGGGGTCTGCCCCGTTGGAAACGGTATTGCTCATAACAGCCCTAACGATGGTGTCTGAAAGAACCCTTGTTACGTTGGAGCCATGATTCACATATGCATCCGTCCATGAAGCAGCTGCATCCCTGTCCAGTGAGTAAATGTCAGCGTCGTTTGCATTCACATCAGCGCAGTTAGTAACCTCTGCATATGAGGAAACAACCCTGTCGATTGACTCCGAGTTGTTGGAGGCGACTGTTGTTACGTCGGTATTTATGTCAGCGTCGTAAGCATAGGAGAAACTCCTCTTTGCGCTTTCCATCACTCCCGCGTAGTCGGTATATGCTGTGTCGTCCCCCGCTTCCATCAGGAGCCTCTGTCTTTCTGAAATCTCAACAGTGATTGCGTGCTCCTTTATTGGAACATCAACCGCTGCAATTGCGTTTTTCACGCTGTCAGGCACTGCTGCGTTTTCCGCAACACCCACTCCGCTTGTCACGAATCTCGTGGTTTCAGCCCTGAATCCCCTTTTCTTGTAGGGGTATTTTGGCAGCATCCCGAAAAGGACGCTGTCGTGGGCGAGTTGCTGCATTACCGACGCCCCATAAACCGGATTGAAAAAGCCTGTCGTTGAGGACAGTATAGGCGCATCGGCTTTGTTCACTGACGTTACGTCAGACGGAGAGGCTGGCACTCCTTTGTATTGCTCTTGGATGAGCCTCTCGTAAAGAGCAAGGTTTTCTTGGCTTCCATAGTTCCATTGCATTTTATCACCTTAGTTTTGGCTACTTCTTGCCCGGTAGTCTTCGCGGGGGTTGAACCTTACCAGTCCCTTTGCGATTTCAACCGCTTTGTCGCCAAGGGTTTTCTTCTCCTCTTTTGGGGAGAAGTCAGAAACGGCATCTGGTCTCGGCGTTGATATTTCCGCCTCTGATTTTCTCACTGCCGTTATGTCCGATTTTGTCTCTACAGGGGCTGTTCCTGTTTTCACAGACTCCTTGACATGTTGAGCGGATGTGAGCATTTCATAGATTTTTACCAGTATCGCCTTCATCTCAGCCGTGTCCGATTGTGCTTCTGCTGGTGGTGCTGAAGTCGGAGGCATTTCTGTTTTTGTTTCCTCTTTTGGAGGAGCCACTGGCGGAGCTTCCTCTTTTGGAGGTTCGACTTTTGTTTCCACCTTCGGCTTTTCCTCCTCGGGTTTCTTTTCATCATCTGGCACAAAATCACCTTTGTTGATTTTTTCCGTTTTTACTGGCGTTGTATCTGCTTTTGCCACCTGAGAAACTGTCTCTATTACTGCTGCCGGGTTTGCGGGTTTATCTGCAAGAGCCATCTCAAACAGTTCAAAGCCCCTCAATATGCCGTCCTTTGATTTTTTGAGTGAAGCCGTCCCGCCTACTGAAACGCCTGCGAACTGTTTTGACTGCACCTTTTCCCATGCTTGGTCGTCAAGCGTGTTTCCTTTGAAAATCAATCCTGTTACAAGTATTCCTTCTGCTCCCGTAGCCGGGTTTGTCGCAAATTGGTAATTGAGGCACTTTCCTACCACCATGTTGGAGTGCATTATTGTTATCGGCGCCCCTCTTGCCATCCACATCGGCATTGACTTTTTGAACTCGCCCATTGGGATTATCTGCCCTTGGTTGTCCTTTATCTCTACGGACAGCCACGCCGTAAAGAGCCTTTCGTCTGAGTTGAGAATGTAAAATGCCTCATCCTGCGAGGGCAAACCTTCATTCTTAATCAGTATTGGGGGTGATATGGATGGACTGCCCTCAATTGCAGGTGAAGCCAAGTTTGTCATGTGCGCTTGCATATCAAACACTTCCATCTTCCCCTTTTTAAATAACACTAAGGATTGGCAGCCATCATGTCTATTGCGTCCCTTATGAAGTGCCTTCCTGTTTGTCCGCTTTCGGCTATTTCCTTCTGGATTGCATAAGCGATTCCCCATGCTCTTCTGTCATCGCTTATTCTCATTTTTCTCCTTACCCAGCCATACAGGACTTCTGCTGGAACCATGTGTGGGTGTGAGCCAAACTCAATTGCCCCCGAATAAGGGGCTTTCCAGACAATCAAATATTCCTCTCCAGCTGGTTCCACCACCCCTGAGCCCCTAAGTCGCCCGGTGTCGTTTATTTTGTAGTCGTCTATGTTCTTGTTTGCCTGGTTCAGTATTTTGTAGGCTACGATTGTGAGAACCTCATCTATGAATGCCAGATAAGCCGCCTCGTCTCCCACTAAACCAGCACCTCGGGCCTGTGTCTGCATTGGATATGGGCTACAGGGGCTTCCCTATCCACGGTCCATGTCGGGAAGTCCTTTGCTGATTCCTCTTTCAGGGTGTCGTAGTATTCCGCTTCCGTGACTCCTTTCCTTGTCCTCTCCATGATTCTTCTGCACGTCTTTGTTGTCCTTTCGTCAGTCGGGCCTGCGTGCCTTACCATGAAGCCCTTGGGGAATGCTTTGCGGAAATTCGTAAGATTAGCCGCCGACTGTATTTTTGCCGTTTCTGTCCTTGCGATTAGCTCGGCGTTGCTGCTTGTAGAGGTTTTTATCTCGTCGATGTATGAGGCTAATTGCTCCTTGGATTCGGATTTGCTTGTTGCCTCATTCACCATTTTTTCCACGTTTTGGGCAAGGTCTTGGTATGCCCTTGAAAGAACCCTTTGGGACTTTAGCGCCATTAATGTGTCCCTGTCGTCTTTCGTGAAGCCCAAATCTATTCCAAGCCTGTTTTCCAATTCGATTAGTTTCTCCTTGTAAATTCTTGTGAAATACTTGTCGGTGATTGCATCAAACTTCATCACGAGGCTTCTTGAGATTGCGGTGATTAGCTCCTTTGCGTTCCCTCGTGTGAATCTTGAAATGGCGCTTTTTATCGCTTCCTCATACTGGTCTTGGGAATTTTTTTTTTCGGCAGCGGTCTTCATCATTCGTCCCTCGTCAAAAGGCTCCCCGTCTAATCTGCCTTTGTCGGGAGTTCCGCTTGCTTCGTCCGTGCTTCCTGCGCCAAACTCGGGTATCTGTCCAAAAGGAAGGTTTTGCATCCCTTCCGGCTTTTCCGTGAATTTGAACTCGCCGCTGTCATCCAGGCTCACCTCAAATCCGAGGTTCTTCATTCCTTGTGCATTTGCGATTTTCTGGGCTTCCCGTTGCAGTTCCGCCATCTCGTCCTTTTCCTCCGGGGGATTGAGCTTGTATTCCCAATCGACGAGCCCCAACTGATAGCCCAAGAAAGCGAAGAATGAATTATGGACGGATTGCCCTGTTTCCACCGCCCTCGTTGTTACCGTTACCTGCAATCCTTCTGAATTCAAGCCCGCGCTCTGTGACAGGTCTGCTTGGAAAATCGGCATTACCCCGTGGAATGCTCCTATCTTCGTGATTAATTCCTGCCGCACGTCTATGTATTGCATTTCTTGTGGCGTCCGCATCAGGTCGATGAATTTCACCACGTCCCCGTTTGTGTTGGCTTGCCCGGGATTTATGAAAAGAGGGAACACGTTGTTTGGCTCCTCTATTGCCCTGTCCACAAATTCCGACCATTTCTTTTCCGCTGATTCCACCGAGCCTGTCATCCATGCCAAAATACCCTTTGGAGATTTTTTCCCGTAGTAGTATGCCCTCATGTATTTGTCCTGCGCCAGAAGGATTTGGATTTTTGGGAGCAGCGTGAGTATCGGGGGGAAACCGTAGTAGATTGTCTGCGAGTATTTTGTCCTGTGGCAGACTTCTCCCGCAAGGTAATACGTTGGAATTTCGGAGAAAGCCACGAAGTAGGCAGGGTAGAGTTTTAGCTGGCAGTCGGAGCATCTTGGGCCTTCCTGCGCCTTGTTGCGGTGCATGGGGCAGACATGTATTCTTTTCCCAGAGTCCCAATCGTAGCCCGGTCTCCCTTTCCTGTCGATTATCTTCCTCATTACTCTTGGGTCGCCTCGGAGCAGTTCTTTTACGTCTGCGCCGATTATTTCCCCTTGTGCGCCAAACGTGTAGGCTTTCAGGACAAGCAGGTAGCCGTTGTCAACCGCGTCAAGGTCTATCTCGATTGATTTCATTACTGCTTCCAATGGCTGCCCGTTTGCGTTTGCTTCGGAAACGAACTCCTTGAAAATCCACTGTTGCTGGTGGTCGGGCTCCCTTGTCGGGCTGTTGCACTCTGGGCAGTTTTCAACTTCGTAGTCAAATTCCGCCTGGCAGAGGTTGTTTGTGCATTTTGCCGTGAACTTTGGAGTGAAGTCTGCGCCGTTCCTGAAGAGTTCCCTTACGAGCGCATCCGTTATGGCGCGGTAGGTGTCTGAGTAATAAACGTAACTGAAAAGCGATTCAAGCCCAAGTCGAGGGAACTGCATTTCAACGACGTCCATCTCGCTGGAACTGTATGCCTTCAATGGACGCGCTTCCGATACTGGCGTTTTTGCCCCACTTCCGAATAGCTCAAAGCCGAGTATTTTCATACCTTCAACCTCCTCCTGCCGACTTTTTAAATAACACTCATAAACCCTTCATGCTTCCCTTTGGCGGCTTCTGGGAGTTCTTCACTATCCCGTCCGCATATTCGTAAAGCATCTCCATGAAGTCCTGAATCTCCTTGTATTTCACATAGTTTATTGTCTTGAAAATCTCCGAGGGGCGGTTTTGTATCGCTTCCATTTTGTCCAGCCTCAGAATCTTTATTGTTTCGTTCCCGACAACGTCCCCGAAAACGTCTATCTTGTAGAAGTGCTTGTTTGAGATAAAAGGCACTCCGTTCTCATGCAGCTTGTAGGCGATTGCAGCCTGTATAATCCATTCGTCAAAAGTAAGTTTGTTTGACTCGTCGCTTGGGAAGGATAGTTTGTTGTATTTGTTGAAGACCTTTGTTTGCCCGTCGCAGCTCCATTTGCTCTTTTTCGTGAATTCGTGGAGCCTTATGAAGTTCTTGTAAAAGCCCATCACCATCCCTTCCTTGCGACTCCGAAACTCTCTTGGTTCAGCTCGAAATGCATTCTTAGCATTATCGCGTCGCCCACGTCGGGGCTGCGGCCCAATTTCTCCTTTATCACCTCTTTCGGAACTATTGCCGGCTTGCTATCCTTGTCCGGGTCTTTCCGCGCAATTTGCTCCAGGTCCTCAATCAGCATCTCCTTTATTCTCGGTTCCAGCTCCGCGCAACTTATCTTTCCAAGGTTCACGCAGTCGGCAAGTTTGTAGTAGCATTGGCTTTTCAGGTTCGCGTAGTTGGTGTTCCCAAGCGGACTGCTGTTGTTGACGAATCCGAGTATGCCGTTCATTTCGTCCTTCACGCCGCCGCCCACGCCGTCCTCGTCCACGATGATGTTGCTCCTTGGGATTTGGTGTTTTGTGGCGATGGCTTCGAGCCTAAGCCTGGTTTCCTTTGTGCTTTCCTTCTGCCACGCGGCTATCTCGGCAATATGCAGCCCTTCCCACCTTACCGCGATTGTCTTGTCCGTTCCGAATCGGGCAATGTCGCAGCTTATGAATTTCTTTTCAGATGCCGTTTTCGCGTTTGTGAAGATGTCTGTGATTTTATTGTATTGCATCAGCTTGCTTGAGTCGTCGTCATAATCGAAATTGCCGAACAACAGCCTTTCCCGGCTTGTCCTGTCAAGCCGTTGCAGCTGCTCAATGTATTGTGCGGGAAGATATGGATTGTCTCCGACGGTTGCCCTTACGAATTTGCGGTAAGGTGGGAGTGTTCCTTCCTTTGACGGCTTGAAAAATTGGTAATATAGGAAGTTTTTCGAGGGATTGCTGCCTATGAGGAGTTTTGGGACAAGCTCGAATTCCTTGTGTTTGTATCTCAGGCGGGCAGATATTATGTTCTTGGCCTTCTCGCTCACTTGGCTGCCCTCGTCGATAAACGCGCCGGTGAATTCAGTTGAGCCGAAGGAGTCGAACTCTGGGTCGGAGGGGTAGGCGAAAAGGTCTTTGAGATAGATTTCGCTGCCGTTGAAGAATTTTATTACGCCTTCCATTGAGTTGTAGGTGTATTGCTCGTCTTTCTTGATGCCCCACTCCTTGCAGACTTGGAAAAAGGTGAGCAGTGTGCTATCCTTCAGGTGCTTTAGGACAGCGCGGCCCATAAGCCAACGGCTGCCGGAATACCGCAGGCATGAGGCGAGCAGCCATGCGCAGCCCAAGTAAGACTTTCCGCCCCCCGCCGCACCGCCGTAGAAGAGTTCGGTTGTGGTGACATCTTGTAGGATTTCCCAAGCTTCCATTTGCCTCGAGGTGGGCCTCCATGTAGCGGTTTGCATTATCTCGCCATCGCGGATTCGAGCGCAGTCTTGATGATGCGTTCGATGCGTGCGTAGTCTACTGTGGTTAGTGTTGGTGTTGTTTCGACTGATATGATGCTCGGAAGTCGGGAAACTATCTCTTTTCGCAGGAATTCGTTTTCCTTGGCAAGTGTCTCTTCGCGTGCGCCGTGTTCGTTTATGTAGGCTTCGAGTTTGGCTCCGAGGGTTCCTTCCCCTTGGACGTTTTCGTTTATGATTTTTTCTAAGTTTTTGCTTATGTGCGCTGTTGGCATGCAACCACCAACCTAACAAAACCTAATAAACTTATAAAATATTAGGTTTGGTTCTTAGGATTTCACAGCTTCTTTCTTTTCCTTCTTCTCTTCTGGCGCCACGATGTTGAGCTGGAAGCCTTGGTTGAGCTGCACCAAAGCCTTCGGGTCGTCCCCCCAACCCCTGTCCTTTGCCTTGGCTTTCAGGGTTGCGAGCAGCACTTGGGGATTCTTCTCCAACGCAAGGGTGTAGGCGGTTGCCTCGAGCGTGTCTACGAAGTCCTCGCTTGCCTCGTCCATTCGTGATTTGTAGTGCTCGTCCTTGTGCAACCAATTGTAGTGCGTCTGCCGGCTTATTCCGACCATTCTGCACCTCTCCCCCAAATTGGCTCCTTTGTGCTTTTGGGCGAGTTGTATCATAAGGGCTTTTTTCTTAGAAACTCTTATTTTTGTCAAACTTGTGAAACTGGCTGCCTGCGCATGTTCTGTGTTTTTGTGTTCTTTTTGTGCTGTAGGTGTGCTTTGTTGCTGCGTTTGGGTGTTTTTTTGTGCTGTTTCTGTGTTGTTTTCTTCCATGGATGCTCACGTCGTTTTGGTATTATTTCCTGTCCGCCGCTATTTGAGATTCGCTCCGTAGGTGTCGGTTTGCTTGTGGCATTCGTGGCAGAGTGTTCGCCCATTGTCTACGTTGAGAATTAAATCGGGTCTTTGCGAAACTGGCAGAATGTGATCTGCCTCGAGCCGATAGTCTGAACCGCATTGCACGCATCTTCCTCTGTCCCGATTGAAGATCGTCTTGCGCCATTTTCTTATTTGCGCAAGCGATGCAAGTGTCAGTCTTTTGCTTTTCCAGCGAGGTCTTCCAGAACGAGTTGCCCAACATGCCTTTGAGCAATATTTTTGTTTTCGGTTTTTGAAGTCTTTGACTGCGCGGAACTCTTTTCCGCATTTGATACATGCCCCTATTCTTGCACGCCAGAGATATGGTTTGGGAATTCCCCTTTGTTCGTGCGTTCGTCGATATTTGTAGGCGCATTTCCGACTGCAAAATTGAAGACTCTTGGAGTTGGGATGGAAGAGTTTCTGGCAGTTGCATCGCATTATACATCGGAATTTACCTCGTTGGCATTTTTCACATGTCGCATTCGTTGTAGGTGGTCGGGCTTCCTTTTTCTCGCCACACCAATTGCACATCCAATATTTTTCAATCATGACATGGTTACGTCGCATTGATTTTTAAAACTTCACTTCCTCGCCGTTGCGAATTAATTTCGCTTTCAAACCAGAGTAATGTTCTAATCTCTGAACACTCACATCGACATAAGAACATTCCAGCTCCATGCCCCTGAAGATGCGCTTGAGCTTGTGGCAGGCTATGGCAGTAAATCCTGAGCCTGTGAAGAGGTCGAGGCAGACTTCCCCTTCCCTTGAGCTGTTCAGCAGGGCGCGTTCGGCCAACTCCACGGGCTTTTGAGTTGGATGAGCGTAGCTGAGACTGTTGTCTGGTTTGACGAACCATGTGGTGTTTTGGTCGTATTTGGCGAACCACCGCGTTTGGTTGGGTTTGCTGCCATGTCCGCTGAAGGCGATTGGCTCGTAGTCGGGACGGTAGTCGTTCCTTGCCTGGGCGGCAGATGCTGGCACTGCCTTTTCCCTGTGGGGCTTCTGTTTGGCTCCGTTGCCCCCATAAGCCATTATCTCGTAGTCTGGGTGGTATTTTGCCCAGCTGATGGTCGGGCGTGATTTGCTCCAAATTAGGGGCAAAGCGTAATAGACTTCCGTTTCGTCCATGGCTGCCAATAAGTGGTGGAAGGTCTTCATGCCAAAAAAAATGTAATATGCGCTATCTTCGGTGGTATGGGTTTGGATATTGCGGAGGAATTTGGCGCAGAAGTCCTGCAGCGCCTTGCCTTTCAGCTCGTCCCCCTTGATGTGCTTCCATTTGCTCGTTGTGCCCTCCCTGCCCTCTATTTGGGCTATGTAGTCCACTCCGTATGGTGGGTCGGTGATGACGATATGGGCTTTTTCTCCCCCCCCATAAGCTTTGCCACGTCCTCTGGGCTGCAGGAGTCGCCGCACATGATTTTGTGTTCTCCGATTACCCAAAGGTCGCCTGGCTGCGTGATTGGCGTTTCTGGCGGCTCTGGGACGGCATCCTTTTCCTGCTCGGACTGCTTTTGGGCGATGGTCCGGTAGAATTCGTTTTCCCTGATGCTTGTGAGGTCGAAGAGCTTCTTTTCCTCATTTGCCTTCAGGATGGCTATGAACTCCTCCGCGTCCTTAAGCGGGTTGTGCTTGCCCCTCAGCTTGTTCAGGGTTTGGCGGATGATGCGCCTGTCTGTCGGGTTGGGTATGTTGAAGCGCACGCAGGGGACTTGGATGCCCAGCTCCTTTGCAGCCATGGAGCGGTGCTGGCCGTCCACGATGTTGCTGTCCTGGTCGATGACTACCGGCTCAAGGATGCCGTATTGCGCGATGTTTGCCTTCAGTGCGACGAATTCGGCGTTGTTCATTTCGTTCGGGTTGTCTGGGTCTTGTATGAGCTGTTCTGGGGGGAGAAGCTCGTTTTTTATGAAAGTTATGTCCATTATGGTAGCCTCTTCAAAAGTATTTCCGTCTTGCTTTTTCTGATTGCCTCGAAGAAGCAGCCTTTTTCCCAACCGTCCTTTAGCATCTGCTTCTTTGCCCTGTTCGAGAAGACGGTTGAGAACTGTCCCTCGTTCGGCTCCTGCAGACGGTATATCGACAGTCGTTCCATTTGAACCACTCCATTAAATTCATTAATATTTATTAAGCTGACACTATCGGAAGCAACGTGCGTCGAACCTGCTGGCATACACAGCGACGTGGGTGCTGTTTAATTGGACCGCGTCCTGAGCGAAGTTCTGTTGCGTGAGGCAGTATGCCTGTGCCGCCGAGACTTGAGCGACAGCTGTGCAGTTTGCTTCGCTGACTTTCCTGCCCGCCGCGCCTTGCAGGACTGCCGCCATGACCAGCCCGATTAGAGTTATGACCAACCATGCCCTTGCAAACTCCCGGGTTTCTGGGCCTGCGTCTATTGACACGATTCCGACTTTCATCTCAATCGACCTCCATAGTTATCTTTACTTTCTGCATTGGTTTGCTTCCACAGATGTCGCACTCTTCTCCTTGTTCATGCCCGCATTTGCACTCTTCAACCATCTCAATCCCCACGACCTTGCCGAGTTCGGGCTTGAACTCATTGCAGATAACACTTGGATATTCCTCCATTGAAAGATAGGTCTTATGGCTGAAGCAAAATCTTCCAAATTCCCCGTTGCTATGGTTGCTTTCAGAACAACCACATGTTTCGCACCCGCCTGTCGGGAATTGGGAGCCGATTGATAAGAGAGTTTCATGTTTGCCTATTCCGCCTTCTGGGAATTTTTTTACTCCAACCAGATTTCCGCCTACACAGAGATGGGGAATGATACAATCTATGTCCAGCTCCTTTGCGATTTCCGAGGGGGAGAGGGTGCGTGAGAATTTCATGGTTCCCACTCCGTGAGTTTCTTTATCGTTCTCATAGCTGCCGCATTCCTGCGCTTTACTTCACGGTCAAGTTCTTTTTTCACTTCCCTTTTGAGTTCCTCGCGCACGTTGTCGGCATTGTCATTTTTTTCAAGGCTTGCTCTGAGATGGAGGCAGACATTGCCATATCTTTCTGTGCTTCGCAATTCTCCATATTCTATCTCGATTATTTTCATATCAAAAACCTCCCGCAAGTGCAGCCTTTCTTCATGCACTTGCCCACCTTGTCCTTGTTCCGTTCGTGCTGCCCTTTGCTGAAACGATGCTTGTGGTGGCAGTTAGAGCATTCGTGTTTTTTCATAAGACCATCTTCAACTCTTCGGCTATGTTATCCAGTTTTTTCCTGATTTTTTCGATGCCTTCTCCTATGGCGGCGTTCCGTGTTTTGTCTTTCAGTTTTCGGAGCATGTGTTTTTCTGGCAGCAAAAAGACCACCGTTTGGAATTGGTAATAGTGTGAAATTGCCTTGCACTGCTCCCAAGTCAGCTTGATGATTACTTTGTTTGTCATGGTCTCACCCATATTTCTTTTGTTCCCATGACAGTATTCACTTTCTGTTTTGAGGGCGCAGCCGTTTCGGAGTTCTTGCGTGCGTCAGGCTCACGGCTCGCCACCGCACTCCTTGCGCTTTCCTCAACCATCTCAATCCCCACGACCTTGCGGCGTTCGGGCTTGAACTTATAACAGTTGCAGCACTCTATTCCTGCCCCAAACTTGCAAGGAATTTTCAAACCTCTTACTTCAGTACCATAGAAACAACCTTCTCCTTCTATGTGATATTCATTTTCATGCTTGCACGTCTCGCACCTGCCTGTCGGGAATTGGGAGATTACTTTGTTTTTCATGGTCTCACCCTTGACGCATAGCGCGTTTTGCTTTTGAACCAATTTTCTTTTGTTTTTCTGATGAATTTTTTACATCTACAGCTTCCCTGTCTTATTCCATTGACAATTCCCCAATGACAGCAATACGTTCCGTATGCGTCTGACTGGTTGTGTTCTTCCCACCTGTGTCCGCACCAGCACATATAATTTCTCATTGCTATTACCCTATATTCAGCCTCACGCCTGACTGCGCAAGCCTGCAATTCTTTTTCTGGCATCTCCACGAGTGCGGGCTGGTTTCCTTCATCTTGCTGCCGCATTCGGTGCAGATGCGCTTTTCCATGAGGATGGACATGGCAACTGAGATTTTTTCCTCGCTGCCATGATGCTGGCGGATTACCTCTATCTTTCTTTTTCTTGATATTGTTTTGATGGCGGCAATGTGGTCTTTGTAGGTTTTCAGGGCTTCTTTCACGTTCATACAATTACCTCGCATCCTCGGAATACCGCCGTGCAGAACCCTTTATGGTCTTTCTCGCGCTCACACCACACCCATTTTGAACAGGGGTGAGCTTTGTCGCAGATGCCTTTTTTCAGGGCTTCGCGGGTGTTCATACAATTACCCCGCGCCCTCGCTGTGTCCTTCAGCTCTTCCACATACTTTTCGTAATTCTTAAGAGTTATCATCATCCTTAAACACCCTTCTATAAACGTGCAAAATCGCCTCAGGTATCGGACAAAGGCTAATCCTGTCCTTTAGCTCCTTAAATTCCTTTTCCGGCACTGTGTCATCCAGAGAAAAGACGTAAACGTTAAACTTGCCGTCAATTTTCTTGGCTTCCTTTACAAAGCCCTCTATTGCTTCCGTCTCAAAAACAATGCCAAGGTAAGTCTTGGAGTTGTTGAATATTTTGAACTGTCCGCCGTCCTTTATCAGGTTAAAGGCGTTTTCCTTCAGGCAAATCATCTCTGCGAACTTGTCCACTATCTTCTTTTTGTTCTTGGCTGTTGGGGCGCTATCAACAAAGTCGGTCTTGAAATAACGCAAGTTGCCGCCCACGCCTTCCACTTTTTCGCCGTCAGGCGTCTTGTAGCCATTAATTACCTTCTCAATGCGCGGGTAGCATATGTCTGTGCATATTTTAAGCCCGTCGCCATTGTTGTCTTCGTTATTTGTGCAGAGTATAAACTTCCTGTTGCCGCCGTCTTCTTTGTTTAGCTCCAATACTGCGTGCCCTGTTGTGCCTGAGCCTGCAAAAAAGTCAAGAACTGCTGCGTTTTTTTCAGTAGTTGCGCTTATTAGATATTTGATAAGTTCAACTGGTTTAGGATAATCCATTTTTGCATCGGGCAGCATCTGTTTAAGTTGTTGGCTACCCTCTTGGGTTGAGAAATTATCATAATAAATACTGGGCAATGCTTTTCCACCATATTCATTCTCAAATTTTTTATAACGAGGAATGTTTTGCTTATTTAAATAAACTCGTTTTTCTCCAAAAACATTTTCCATTGAATCGGGGATATACGCCCATCTGCGAATAAAACGATAACATTGATGTTTTTCGTCAAATTCAGATGTTTCTTTGTCAAACATTCCAGTTCGGAATACAATTGTATTGTCTAAGTAATCAAATATTTTTACTGCTTCACCAGTTGCATTTTTCTTTTCAACATCTTTATGAGACATTTTTGGATATATCTCCATGCAGTATAATTGCCTTGGGTTTCTATTTTTTGAAGGTGCGGTTATTGCACAGCTCTCCCAAGCTCCTCTCGGGTCATTGTCAGGATTTTTATAATTTCCATGGTCATTATCTACATAACGCCAAGTCCGCGTCTTGCCAATATTTTTTGCGTAAATAAGGACATACTCATGTTCATCAAAAATCTGCTTTATTCCTGTCCCTGCGCCAGTTTTTTTCTTCCATACCATAGTTCTGAGATAGTTCTGCTCTGTAAAAATTCCATCACAAAGCAACTTTAATTGATATAATTCGTTATCATCAATTGAGATAAAAATTGCGCCGTCTTCCTTTAACAGGTTTTTAGCAAGTTTAAGTCTTTTTTCCATGAAGGAGAGCCACTTACTGTGTCTATATTGGTCTTCAAAATCCACCCACTTATCATTATACTTGAAGTCCTTATTGCCAGTATTATACGGAGGGTCAATGTAAATTACGTCAATGCTGTTGGCGTGAGTAAAATTCAAAGTCGCCAAGGCGTGGTAATTGTCGCCTTCTATAAGGATATTATAATCGGCGTTTTTATC